ACAAAAAGAAGGTAGAGAAGAAAACGTCAAACTATCTGACGGTGGTTAATTACCAGAACAAACTCCGAGAGATTTACCTTATCTACAACCAGCAGATTCTCAAGCAGAAGCTTGGGCATCTAAGAACAGATGGTTCGGTCAAGACCGAGCTATGACGTTCACTGCTTTTGAAATCCATAAGGATTTAGTGGAAAAAGAAGGGTTTGATCCAAAATCTCAGGATTACTATGCGGAAATTGACAAACGTATAAGAGTTGACTTTCCTCATAAATTTGATAAAGGTGGTAGTATAAATACGACCAAACCCGTTCAGACGGTTGCTTCTGCGTCTACATCAGCCGCAAGAAGTATAAAACCCGGTCGCAAAACTGTGAAGCTCACGCCTTCACAGGTAGCAATAGCTAAAAAATTAAACGTGCCACTTGAAGACTATGCAAAACAATTATCCATGAAGGAGGTATAAGCATATGAAAAAAGAAGATAAAACCCCTCGTGCTCAGCAAACTAGGTCTGGATCTGAAAGACCAAAAGTTTGGGTGAATTCATCTCACTTAGATGCACCCAAGTGTCCAGCTGGCTTTAGACAGCGTTGGATTCGTTATGAAACGATGGGCGTCGATGACACAAAAAACATCACGGCCAAGTTAAGACAGGGATGGGAACTCGTAAGAGCTGATGCCTACCCTGATTCTAACTTCCCCGCAATTGAAGCAGGTAGATACAAAGGGTACATAGGAGTAGGTGGTCTAGTGTTGGCTAGAATACCGGAGGAGATCGCGAAGCAACGTGATGCGCACTTTGCAAAAATGGCGCAACAAAAAAACGAAGCGGTAGAGAACGAACCTCTAAAGGATCAACATCCAAGTATGCCAATGTCACAACAAAGGCGTACTTCGTATAGTTTCGGTGGTGCAAAGAAGGATAATTAATTTTTTAATTATTGTTTCTAAGGTTAATCCTCGCTACTGAATTTTTTTTAACCCGTTCATAGAGATATGAACAACACTAAGGAATAGGTAAAAACTATGGCAAATAGACAAAGTAGTGGATACGGACTTAAGCCAGTAAACACGTTGGGGAATACTCCAGCGACTGGTGGTCAGTCTAAATACACTATCAAAGCAGCACATGGTACAGCTATTTATAATGGTGAGCCAGTTAAACTGATCGTAAACACAGGATCAGGAACTGGTGGTTTTGTTGAAGGCGCAGCAGCAGCTTCTACAGATTTAATCGTTGGAGTTTTCAACGGTTGTTTCTACAATGCTTCTACGACTGAAAAACCTACTTGGAGCAACTACTATCCAGCTTCAACTACACCAGCGAATAGTGAAAACATCACTGCGTTCGTTAACGACAACCCATTCCAGGAATATCAGATCGCAACATCGGCAGCTATTAGTGCTACGGACGACACTGTTCAAGCATTAATCGGCCAAGTTAGCGATACATCTGCTTCCGGTGAATCTACTGCTGGTAGAAGCAATTGCACGCTTAATGAAGGTGCAGCAGCTACTACTGCTAAACAGTGGAGAATCCTAAGAAGAGCAGAAGATCCTGATAACAGTGACTTCAACGCAGCATATGCAAACATGATTGTTGTTTCTAACAACAAATATCAAGCGTATGTCGTTGGCGTATAATAGGAGCATAAAACTATGGCAATATCACGAGCACAGCTAGTCAAAGAACTAGAACCAGGTTTAAATGCACTATTTGGCCTGGAATACAAACGTTATGAAAACGAAGCATCTCAGATATTCGATCAAGAATCATCTGACAGAGCTTTTGAAGAAGAAGTAATGCTTAGCGGTTTCGGTACTGCTGATGTAAAACCTGAAGGTAGCGGCGTTCAATACGACGATGCACAGGAAACTTACACAGCTAGATACACTCACGAAACTGTGGCACTTGCTTTCGCTTTAACAGAAGAAGCTATCGAAGATAACCTCTACGACAGAATCTCTTCTCGTTACACAAAAGCTTTAGCTCGTTCAATGGCAACATCAAAACAAGTGAAAGGTGCAAACGTTCTAATTAATGCATTCGCAGCATCCGGCTACAATGGCGGAGATGGTGAATCTTTATGCGGTAACGCTCACCCAACACTTAATGGTAATCAGTCTAATATACCATCTACAGCAGCAGACTTATCTGAAACATCTTTAGAGCAAGCGTTAATTGATATCGCAGGCTACCAAGATGAGAGAGGTCTTAAAATTGCAGCTCAGGGACAGAAAATGATCATCCCTAAAGAATTGCAATTCACAGCTGAGAGAATAATGAAATCTCAAGGTAGAGTTGGTACAGCGGACAATGATATCAATGCGATCAAAGCAATGGGTATGGTTCCACAAGGTTACACTGTGAATCACTACTTAACTGACACTGACGCTTGGTTCATTAAAACTGATGTTCCAAATGGAATGAAACACTTCGTTAGAGCACCTTTGAAAACAGCTATGGAAGGCGACTTCGATACTGGAAATGTAAGATACAAAGCTAGGGAAAGATACAGCTTCGGCTGGTCTGACTGGCGTGGTATCTACGGAAACCAAGGCGCGTAATAACTAGGTATTAAAGTAAAATTATGAGGCGGCCTTAAAACCGCCTCATTCTTATTAGAAGGTGAGAAAATGAGAAAATTCTTCGTATGTATAAATTATAATGGATATCATGCCAAAACAGTAGTTGAGGCATCAGATAACGTTGAATCTATTGAACAATCAATCCTTGACAAACTGGGAAGAAATGAGATAAAGTTCGAAAAAGATGGATTTACCCATGGTAAATGGATCACATATGAGGAGTTTAGAGATGACCGAACACCTGTACAATATGAAACGGTCCTTGGAACTAGAGTGGCAAAAGGAGCACCTGCAATCGGGAAAAGTTAATCTTAAAATGATTGAGATTAATAAAGAGATTCAGGATGTCATTAGAGACATAATTGCTCAAGAAGAAGCGGAAGCTGCTCAAGAGATTAGAATAAGCGAAGCCAAGGCTGAAGTATCAATAGCCACTTAAGAGCTATTACAAAAATCAAACATTGCGGATAGGATCACTTGCGCTAAAGGAAATTTTGCGCTATATCTGAAGTACTATACAATTATTAATTTGGTGCAAACGAGTATAGTCGACGGCCTAAAGATTGCATCATATAAATTAGGAGGATTATAATCATGGCAACAACTACATTTTCGGGCCCAATAAAAGCGGGAACGATTAAAGCTACGACTGGTACAACTCTTGGCTCTGATGTTAAAAACACAGGACAAGTGGTAATGGCACAGACGTTTTCAACAGGCGCTACTTTAGATAGTGGAGCTTCTGCTGCAAACTCAACAAGTGTTGTTATCCCAGCTAACTCACAGATCATAGATATCGTTCTTGACTGTCCTACAGCAATGGCAGGTGCAACTTGTACTTTCAGTGTTGGAGATACAGTTGGCGGTAATACTAGTTTCATTAATGAGTATGATATTACAGCTGCTTCAGGAGCGGGAAGAAAATACCCAACAACTGAAGCTGGTGGCGCATTAGCATGGGCAGACACAGGCACAGCTGACGTAAAACTTACGTGGACTAGTGCAGGTGCTACATCTGATGGTGAAGTTAGAGTTACAGTTTTGTATCAACAAAATAATAACTTAGCATAATAAAATAATGTGAGCTCCTTCGGGAGCTCACAGTAATTAGGAGAATAATATGGGATATGCAGGTGGAACAACACCAGTAAAACAGTTCTATACAGAAGCTAGTTCTAGATTAGCAACGGTAACCGGAGGTGCAACATACCCTGATAAAATTGTAATGCTTAAAGGTGTTACAGTGAATGCAGGTGCAGCTAACTGCTCAATAAAAATATTTGATGGTTCAGATAATACTGGAACTTTAAGATATCAATTTAAAGGTGGTACTGCAGCAGGAGATTTGTATCAGGAGTACATTGCTTCTAGCGGTATTAAATTCGATAACGGAATGTATATTGAATTTCAAAGTTCTGGCGGTGGTATCGGAGCTACTGAATCTGTTCAAGTAATCTGGCAGTAGGAGGTCAATAGATGGCAACATCTGGTACGGTAAGTTTCAACTTATCGATAGAAGAAATAATAGAAGACGCATACGAAAGATGCGGTGGTCAAGCACGGGCAGGTTATGACCTGAAAAGTGCTAGACGATCGTTAAATATTTTATTGTCTGAATGGGGCAATAGAGGTTTACATTTTTGGGAAGTCGGTAATGTCAACATGGCATTAAACGAAAATCAAAATACTTATCGTATTTATTGGGACAGCGATGCAAGAACAGCAGACGCTACTTCAGGAACTTATCCTACTAAAGATAGTAGTGGTAATCATATTTATAATGCAACTGATATTTTAGAAGTTGTCTATAGAAATGAAACTGCAAGTCCTACTGACGTATCAATGACTAAAATTGATCGTTCTACATACCAAGCTTTAGCAAACAAAACTTCTACAGGAACTCCTTCTCAATTTTTTGTTCAAAGATTTTCTACATACACTCAAATTAAAGTTTATTTAACGCCAAGTTCGAGCACAGATAATTTTTTAAATTTTTATTACATTAAAAGAATTCAAGACACAGGAGTTTATTCAAATGATCCTGATGCACCTTATAGATTTTTACCAGCAATGGTAGGAGGATTAGCTTTTTATTTAAGTCAAAAAGTGGCTCCTGATAGAACACAGGCTTTAAAATTATTATACGAGGATGAGTTGGCAAGAGCTTTAGCCGAGGACGGATCAGCATCTAGTTCTTACATTACACCTAAAGCTTATTACCCAGCGACAGGTTAATTATGGGAAAGTTTGCATCAGGAAAACATGCTATTGCAATTTCAGATCGATCAGGATTAAGATTTCCTTATCGTGAAATGGTGAAAGAATGGAATGGA